ATAACGCTTTTGTTTAGTTTCCTTCTAGAAATCTACTCAATGAAACATGTCCAAAGAATTTGCCTATCAATTTATTGTTTTCATCGTAAACATTAATATGCGCATCCTCTTCTTCCACACTCCAACCTCTTTCAAGGCAGGTACAAAAATTCTCATCTCTTATGCTGATTAATATGTTTCTTTGAAAGTTAGCTAATGACATCCTTGTCACCCTTTCTACCAAATTCTGCGAATATTACTAACAATAATTACATGTTTCTCACGTGACTGGAATTCCGTTAAACTAATCGCTTTGAATTTATTGATAACATTTATAATTGGCTCTTCGTAATCCCAAATGTAATCGACTAGTGTATCTGAGTTAAATTCTATCGTGACCATTTGACATTCCATCTCTTACACTCCATTTCTCAACAAAATTCAAATTTTGTCTTACTCACTATTTCTTCGTTTCCTCTAATACTACGTTATAGATCCCGCCAGTAACTCCGACAATAAACATCGTTGCGAGTACTTCTACCGTACTGATTCCGCAAAAATAACTAAGCCAGAATGCTAACGGAAGATAGAGAAATGCACCGATAAGAAGTCTCTTCATTTTCGTATTCTCCCTTTTGAATAACCGTTTTTGTTTTGCGCATACTACCTTTGAGTCGATCTCCCTTCGACTTCATTCTTTCAAAACGGGGGTTCTCCTCCGTGTCGTGCAGGGACGTAGCGGGTAGCCTATTTGGTTACTCGCCGTTTTTTACGTATAATCGTAAAACTTCTTGTCCATACTTTTTAGAGAAAACATCTTATGCCATTTGGAGCGACCTCCAGCACATGATATTTGTACGGCCGCTCCTATAAAAGGATCGGTCATTTTTTTATTTCCGCATCCCTCTTTTCGAATCGCCCTCGAACGGCAACACCACGCATAAATCTCGGACCCTATCGTACAACCTACGATCAAATACGCTTTCCAACTCGTCAATAGGAATGTTCGAAGTGTACACCGTAGGTAATCCGTTCGTTACTCGATGGTTAATCACCGCATGTAAATCTCCTCGAAATGCTTCGGTTGCACTCCGTACTCCAATATCGTCCAATACTGCGAAAGGTGCCGTCTTTGCGTGACTGCCTCGACGGTAATATTCTTTTGCGGATTTCTCGGCGGTTTCACGCGGTATGTTTGATCGATTAAATTCGTTAAATAACGTTTGCCATTCGTTCACATCTAAGAAATAACCTGGTACCTGCAACGATTGCCTATTTCGCTGCAAACTACCGATGTAATGCCGTACGAGCCATTCGTTTAAAATTACGGCTGCTGTCGTCGTTTTCCCTGTGCCAGTTTCTTCGGAAAACAAATACATCGATTTGATCTTATCCTTCGGGTCTAACGACGCTTCCGCCTCAAATTGCCGTGAGAAAGTCGTTACTTGCGCATCGATAATCTTATAGACTTTCGGTTGAGTCGCTCTTACGGGGTTACCCTGCAACGTTAAATAACGATATTCTTTCGGTAAGTTAGTCGCTGCCATACGTCCTCCATTACCGTTATGTCCATGTAGTGCGATGTACGAGGTACACTGTCGGTTACATGCTTCGCTTTTGTATAATGAACAATGATCGGATAGAATGCATTGCATTAAATCGTCACCTCTTTCCGGTCGATACGTTCCTTCTCAAACTTCACCTTATAATGCTCAATCACCGCGTCTGCATCCTCACTAGCTAATATTGCACCACATCTTCGAATATCTAACCCAATTCCATGAGGGCAGTTTTTGTAGCAATGTTCTTCAATCGCTCCGATATACGGTAAATCCTTGTTTGGGCAATCGTAACAATACGTATCTAGTAATCTCGAAGTTTCTTGACGTGCTTTTTGACGCTGCTCTTTCGTATAGATTGACGGTCCATTTGATACCGGCTCTCTAAGATGCGCTTCTGATCGGACTTGTCCACTTCGTTCTTGCCCACATTTCGGACACCCGTGCCCTCTTCGTAAATGTGAAAACAGTATCGTAAATACTTCGTTTGGATGGTGCGGACATTTATATCGCATTTTCGTTCTATCATTTACGTAATTCTTTTCTAGTAATTTGTAACCTCGTGATTCAAACGTTTCTTTTACGAGTTCAAAAGAATGTCTACGTTTTAAAATCCCACAATATCGGCAACCACTACCGTTTCGTAATTCCGAATAGCTAATCGACAATTCTTTGTCAGGATGGTGCGGACATTTATACCGCATCTTTGCCGTACCTATTACATACTCAGTTTCCAACAGCTTATAACCACGTTCTTCAAACTTCTCTTTCACTTGTTCAAACGTTAATTTAGGTCGTGCCATTTGTATCCCTCCATTCCTACTAATACATATCTCGTATTTTTCACGTTTCACTTGCACATTCTCGAAAAAAATAATTTATCCGGTTATAAATAATCGATAATTTCTTCCGTACTTACTATTATTTGTTCCATATTCCGGGATAAATGTGCACCTTTTCTACGAATTTCTTCAAGAACCCTCGGCAACAACCTAGATCGCATATACGAATACATAAACGCAAAGTTTAATCCTGGATACTCCCGCGTCGGCTTATAGTCGGCAAAACATACGTCGATGAATCGTTTGGTTGCTTCCGGTTTATTTTCAGCGATAAACGCTTTGAGCATTCGTCCTTCCATCGCATAGCTGCGAGTGACATACGGAATTTTATAACGTTCCTCATGCTCGTACTTTAGGTACTCACGGAATGTTGTTACGTTCCACTTTTCGATTGGTAGGTTGCGGAAATCTTTCGTTGATATGCGTGTCATTGATTCCCCTCCTTGTCAAATAATTGCGCATGTAATTCTTCGTTAGACGCCTGCCATAAGTCGCGCCCGTCTTCCATTTTGAATACGTTACGACGGATTAGCGCCTCGATGTAGATTTCTTTCAGTAATAAATCGTGTAACATTCGTTTGTTTGTTAGTCCTCCTTGGTCTTCCAATAGTGGGTACATTTACCGCTAATAGTTTCGGAAAATTCGTGTTATCATTTAATTATCGAGCAGACATTACTCGATGCGTCTTCCTAATAGGCGTATTTACTCCATCCCTTTCGAATCTCTGTCGTTACAGGGGTTCTTTTTTTCTATGTTTTCGACATATGTCGTTATGAATTTTCTCAATATGATACATATAGTCTTCGACCGACAAAAATGTTAATATATGGCTACACCTTTTCTTTTGACCTATATTCTTAGGTCTTTTTTTTCTGACCGGTATCATATATCTGCGTTAGTTACCGCCTATCCTACAGATAACACTCCTTGTTATATACATTCGTAGATTCCTAGATTCTTATCTCGTTATTTGAGTGTAAAATTTACGTCAGTAACCTTTTGTAACCTTGCGTTCTTGTTGACGTTCAATGACTCCGGTTACACTTCCGATGCTACACTCGACTCTCTGCTTAACGCCTTTTAGCGTGTGCATGACCGACTGTAAAACCGCTTGATCGTCCTTTGCCTTACGACGTTCTTTACGAATACGTTTCAGTTCTTTCAACAAGTGATTACTACGTGCTGAGGTAAACGATTCTATCTCGATAGTGTGTAAGATATCTTGCTGTGCCAAATCCGTTTGTGACTTACGTTGGTTAGTTTGTTGCATGTCGGACTCTAACGATTCTAGTTCCGATAGAATACGTTGTAATCGTTTCGTTACGTCTCTCATCGTAAACACCTCCTCTTAATTATCCTTTTATATTTTTCGTATTGTGCTCTACATAAAACTTAATACTTTCCTTTGTTTGCAAAACTATTTATCCTTATAAAACATTAACCAAAACCTCACAACTTCACTTACGCTCGTTGTATCTCATCATCTATTAGTGGAGTTCTTTTATAAAAGTAAGTACCGCAGGATATATTAATGATGGAAGGATATTTCGCTAGAAATAGACTTCAAGGTTTTAGCTCTTAATCTTTTTCTAGTTAAAAGATAGTTCTTGTTAAGAGTTAGTTATTGTTAGTGTGAACTACAACCATGTGTGGAAGTCGCCATATGTGGTCATACGTCACATGGACTGATAGATTCCGGTTCATTTCCGAATATTGTTAGCTGGCTAATCGGTAGAATCGTGTAAACCGTATTCTCCCACTGTTGTGTACGCTCGTGTCTGCGTCTTTCCTTAACGACTAATGGCTTTCCATCCCAACGATACTCACATAGCTTTTTGATGCGTCTATTGGCGCTCTCACGGCTTATGTTTAATCGTTTTGCGATCATATCTTGCGTTGGATAACATTCGCCATCTTCATCCATGAATGAAGCTAATACACAAAGAGTCGTCCATCTTTCCGGACCTAAGTCCGCTATTAAACCGGAGTGTACTGCGTCGACATACATCTTAAGGAAGATTCGTGTCTCTCGTTTTCCACTCGTGATTGAATATTCCGTTTGGGCTTCGATTGATACTAAGTTGCTATTCTCGCTCACTGTACTCACTCATTTCCACCTCCGTGTAATGCCTTGTGAACTCCTTACATTTACTATGACGCGGGACTTTGTAACCTCGCGCACTTTTCATAAATAAATTTCGAATTTATTTTTTCTCATCGCTTATATAAACGTTTAGGCTTTTGAAATTGAGCCAATGTTTTTACGTTTTTCTACCTTTTATACCCCTATACAATTTGTGACTTTAGTTTTAGAATACAGGTAATGGAAGATATAACCTCTTTCTTGTGACTTTTTAAAGGAGGACATAAGATTGAGTGGTACAGTAAGTAAAAATAAGGATACAGGTAAATGGGATTTTGTCTTCGCTATTAAAGATCCAATGACAGGCAAACGTAAACAGATACGCCGTAGAGGTTTCGCTTCTAAAAGAGAAGCAAATGAAGAAATGACGCTCTTAAAGGCTGATTATCTTAACGATGATTTTCTTAAGCTTTCCCATATGTCATACGAAGCATTTATGGAACAGTGGTTTAAAGAAAGGCAAAATCAGCTTCAAAAATGTACCTTTCGAGCAAATTACACGCATTACTTAAATATAATAAAACCCCGTCTTGGTCACTTGAAGATTCAAGACATTACAACAATGCATCTACAAAATTACATCAACACGTTAATAGAGGAAAATTATTACTCAAAAGGTACAATAAATTTAGCTTTCAGTTTTATAAGAACCTCTTTGAAAAGAGCGAAGGTACTTAAACTTATAAAGAATAACCCAGCAACCGATGTTGTTTTACCTAGAATAATTAAAACTGAAATGGAAGTATGGACGTTGGATCAGGTAAATTACTTTTTGAGTGGAAGTAAGACAATAGGGAACGCTACGAGATTTCGTATTAGCTTTTCAATAGCGATATTTACTGGAATGCGTCAAGGTGAGATCTTGGGGCTACGTTGGAAAGATATCGACTTTGAAAATAATAGAATTTTTGTCAGACAAACGTTGTCTGAGCGTGGGGAATTAAAATATGGAGCAAAGAATAAAACAAGTATACGTACAATTCATATTCCGAATATTTTAGTAGAAGAGTTAAGAACTCACCGTAAGTTCGTCGAATATGAAAAAGAAAAAGCCGGTGATAAATACACCGACTTAGACTTAGTTCTCCCCTCGAAATATGGAAAACCTTTAGATTCTCGAAGCATACGTAGATCATTTTACAATGTAACCGAAAAACTCGGCTTACCTAGAATAAGGTTCCATGATTTACGACATACTCATGCTACGCTATTAATTCAACAAAACGTTAATGTAAAACTAATTTCAGAACGACTAGGTCACGCCGATATAGGTACGACATTAAATACGTACAGTCACGTGTTACCAGATATGCAACGTTCTGTAGCTGAAAAGCTCGACGAAGTCTTCGAAAAGTGTGACCGCTAGTGTGACTCGTCCTTCATATTTCGAAAAAAAAACGAGTGGAAAAATCGATGGTTACAGGTGTTACTTCACCACAAACCGCG